CAGTCATTGAAAAATCTTATAAAAACTAGTTTAGGCGAAAGACCCTTTCAGCCAATGATAGGCTCGGATGTTTATTCTATGCTTTTCGAAAATCAGTATCCTGAAGACATTTCGCTCTTAGAACTTTTCATAAAAAATACCATAGAAAATAATGAACCAAGAGCAAACCTTTTAGGGGTTGAAGTTAAAATTCAACCAAACGAAAATTCTTTAGAAATAAGCATTTATTATAATTTAATAAATAATCCAGAACCTATTACTCTTACTGTCCTATTGAAACGAGTCCGATAAATGGCAGCAAATAGCTCACTAACACTTAGTTCTTTAGATTTTGACACTCTAAAAGATAACTTTAAAGAGTTTCTGAAAACTCAATCTGTTCTAAAAGATTATAACTACGACGGCTCGAATATTAACGTTTTATTAGACGTTATGGCGTATAACTCATATTTGAATTCTTTTTATCTCAATATGGTTGCTTCTGAGATGTTCCTGGATTCGGCGCAAAAATATGACTCAATCGTATCTCATTCAAAAGAATTAAATTATACACCAAGAAGTGCTCATTCTTCAGTTGCTAATGTTTCGTTCACGGTTGAAACTACTGGAATTTTAGGTAATCTTACTATTCCAAAAGGGGCGAGATTTTCAGGGTCAAACTCTAACGGTTCCTTTAACTTCGTAACTGATTCTAGAATTACTGTCACTTCAACAAACAACATTTTCGTAGTAGACAATCTTCAAATCAAAGAAGGTATTTACTTTCAAGATTCGTTTGTGATGAATTATGATATTGAAAATCAATTATTTGTTCTTTCCAACCAAAATATTGATACTAGTTCTTTAGAAGTATACGTAATTGAAGATAATGGTTCTTCAAACACAGAATTTACACGTTCTGAAACATTATTCGAACTTGATAATAAATCAGAAGTATTTTTCGTTCAAGGTTCTGATAACAACAAATATGAAGTTGTTTTTGGCGATGGTTATTTTGGTAGAAAACCTAAAAATGGTGCTACCATTCTTGTGAAATATATTGTCACCAATGGGCACAATGGCAACGGCGTTGAGGAATTCACGTTAGATGATGACATTGGACCGTTTAACAATGGTATCGCGACAGTTTCTTCCATAACAACAGTCTCTCCTTCTGTAGGAGGATCTACCCAAGAATCCATTGAATCTGTAAGATTTGCTGCACCAAGATATTTTGCAACTCAACAAAGAGCAGTTTCTTCTGACGATTATGCTGCTCTTGTTAAAAACAATTTTGGCGGCGAGATCCAAGACGTTGCTATATTTGGCGGTCAAGATGTAGAACCTAAAAGATACGGTAGAGTTATTGTTTGTATAAAGCCAGTTATAGGAACTATTGCTCCAGATTATCTGAAAAATAGAATAATAAATTTCCTTTTGAGATATGTAGCTCTTCCTAATAGATTAGATCTATCTGATCCAGAATACATGTATGTCAAGCTTGATACAATTGTTCAGTATAACATATATACTACAAGTAAATCTGTCTCAGAACTAAAAACAGAAGTTTTGAATGCTATACTTCAATACAGTTCAGATCATTTGGAATTATTTAACAAAGATCTAAGATTCAGTAGACTGGCCGCAGAAATCGACGATTCTGATACTAGTATAGTAAGTAATCAAACATATTTGAGATTAGTCAAAAAAATTGCGCCTTTGTTGAATTATCCTACAACATTTAGTATAAACACAAAAAATGCTATTACATATGAAACGCCGACCAAAAAAGTTTACGAAAATGGCGTGTTAATACCACACGCTGAACTTTATTTGGCAACATATCAATCTCATTATGACCACGCTTCTTTAATTTCTTCTAAATTTACATACAGATATAATGGTGTTGAATATCCAGAAGCTTATTTTGCTGACGATGGTCAAGCAGAAGAAACTGGTGATGATACAGGTAAAGCAATTATTAAAGTTTATGCTCCAGTAAATGGCATTATTACACCTATTGTTGAAGTTGGTAAAATTAGATATAGTGATGGATCTTTTACTTTGAATAATATTACAGTTTCTTCTTATACTGGAGAAATTTCAATTTACCTCCGCAACGAAGATGTAGATATTTTTGCTGGCTTAAATAATATTATTAAAATAGTACCCGAAGATGTATCTATAACCATAATCGAAGCTAAAGAATAATGGAATTTGCAGTAGAAAAATATATCTCTAATTTTGTAGAGAACCAGTTTCCGCAGTTTTATCAGGAAGATGGTCCAACTTTCATATTGTTTATGAAAGCATATTATGAATGGATGGAAAGCGATGGCAACCCTATTGGCGAAGCCAGAAGCTTATTCGACAATAGAGATATCGATAATACTACAGAAAACTTTTTACAGCATTTTCAGAAAAAATATTTGTATGGTATTCCTTTTGATATTATTTCAAATAAACGATTTCTTTTAAAACACATTCTTGATGTTTATAGATCTAAAGGATCAATATTTTGTTATAAGCTTCTTTTTAGATTAATTTACGACGAAGACGTTGACATTTATCTTCCGGGCAATGATGTATTGAGAGTGTCCGATGGTAATTGGTATAAACCCCAATATCTAGAAATTACTGACAATGATGTAATGAAAGATTGGGTTGGTAAAACTATTGTTGGTACTTCTTCTAACACTTTCGCTGTTGTTGAAAATTATGTTCAACAAAGATATAATAATGATATCGTAAATCTTGTTTATATTACTAATGTTTTGCCAAATGGTGGCGAGTTTATCATCGGCGAAAAGATAATTCGCTATGATTTTCTAGATAATAGTGAAATTAATTACCAAGCCCCAACAGTTCTTGGATCTATGTTTAATCTTGATATTACAATTGGTGGACAAGACTTCAACGTTGGCGACGTTTTAAAATTAGTTTACAGAGACCCCATTACTGACGATATTATTTCCTATGGTAAAGAAGGTCTAATAAGAGTTGCTGAAGTATTTAAACAAATTGGTTCTTTAACTATTAGAGTTCAAAGCAGCGGGTTTGGGTTTACAGCAAATTCTCTAACATTTCTTTATAATGACACTTACGATAAAACTGGCACAGGCGCTAGTTTTAATATTCGTAATCTTTATTCTAAAAGATATGTAATATATAACGATGATATTATTTTTAATTATAAAAGAGTTTATTTAAACGATCCAACTTTTGGTTTTGATAAAAACCCAATAGGTAATATCAATTCAACATTAAATAATGTATTGACTTACAAAGGCGGCACTTTTGGACGTATTCTCAATCTTAGAAATATTAAAATTGGTTCAGATTATACCAAACCAGCTACCACATTCACAAGATCAGTAATCACATCTAACGAATTACCTGGAGTAGTCTCGTATTCTGCGGACGCTTTAGAAGTTAGAGAATTGATTTATTCCGGAAATGCTGCTAATTATGATAATACAGATATTATTACTGTTGTTAATTTAAGATCTAATGTTAACATAAGAGACGCCAGAGGCGCTGCCGATCCTGCTGAAATGCATGACATCGTAGCTAGTAATGGCGCAATATATCAATTTTACGCGAATTCACAAGGATTCAGTAACACCACTGACGTAATTTATATTTATCAAGCAGACGATTATTTTGCAAAAGGCGATAAGATTTATTATCAAGTTCCTACCAATAACACAGCTCTGAGGGGTTTAACTGGTAACAATTATTATTGGATTAATTTCGTAAATACTACATCTATTGCTCTTACCGCTAACGCTCTTGGTACTAACGCTACATTATCAATGACTACCAATAACGTTGGAGGCGATTTATCATTTACAGTCACCAATCCAGGAACAAACTTTATTAATTTGAATCCTATTATTGTGGTATCAAATTCTAGTGGTGGTTCTTCAAACGGATCTGGTGCAGTTTTTGATGTTGGTTTTGCTTATTACGTTACTGGTTCAACTCCTGTTCTTGGAACAAACGTAGATATTCTTGCTGTTGTCCGCGAAGCAGATAATCCCGCCGAAACTCATTATCTTGAAGATGAAACAGGCACACAGTTTCAGTTTTATGCAAATGGAAATGGGTTCAGTCTTTTAGGTAATTGGATAAAACCAATAAAGGTAAGTCGTAATTTTGAAGTTGCTAATGTAAGTATTAATAATACTGCACCTGGAGCAAACTCTGATGAAACTCATAGTATTATACTATTAAAAAATAATTCTACATATAATTTTTACGCAAATTCTACTGGGTTTGATTATTCTACAGACACAATTAAAATAAATTCAGCTAGCAGTCATTTTGCAAAAGGTGATAGAGTATATTACCAAGTGCCCAATAGTAATACTCCATTATCCGGTTTGACTGGTAATACGTATTATTACGTAAACTTTGTCAATAGTTCTTCTATAGCTTTAGAATATTCAGAACTAACTTTCGGACAAAGAATCGAATATGTAGTACCAGATGGTAACACTGAGTTAGACGGTTTGACAGGCAACTCTTATTACTATGTTAATTATACAAACAATCTAATCATTACTCTTACCACTGATGAAATAACTAATGCTAATTTTGGCACTGTGTTTTCAGAAGTTTTTGAAGCAAACGATGTAATTTGTTTCCAAGCAAACAGTGCTGATTCTAATACTGTTGAATTTCAAGTAATTAAAGAAGTTGTAAGCAATACAAAATTGTATCTATATGGAAATACCATATATAATTCAACTGATTCTTCAAAGTATTTCTTGGCGCCAACTACTATACCTGCAAATTTCGCCAAATATGACACTTTGATGTTTACCGCCAATGGCTCTATAAATGGTGAGAACGAAAGAATTACAGCTGTTCCTAGTTCTGGAAATAATGCCATTAAATCAGTAACTAGTTTGGATTCCGGAGTTGGTTACGTTGAAGGCGAAGAAGTAACAGCTTATTTGTATAACGCTGTTTCCGACGCTATTACAATCGTTCAAGGCGGCACAGGTTATGCCAATAATGAAAAATTAGTTTTTGCTGGCGGAGATCCAGGAACTATTGCTACTGGGTTTATAACCACTAATTCGACAGGCGGTATTGTAGACGCGACAGTGTTGAACGGAGGTTCTGGATACAGACAAGCTCCGCAAGTACTTGTTCAAACTAAAAATGGTAAAGGCGCATTCTTAACTTCCGAACTTGTAGAGTTTAACACTCTAGTGGAAGTTACTGGATTAGTAAACAAAAAAGGTATAGGACAAGGTAAAGGATTCTGGAATTCTACTAGAAGTTTCTTAGATTCTGATAAATACATTCAAGATAGCTATTATTATCAAGATTATTCTTATGAAATAAGGGCTGCAAAAAATCTTTCTAAATATAAAGATATATTTAACGAAACTTTTCATACTGCTGGATCTGAATTATTTGGGAAATATTTATACAAAGATCTAAATACTTCTTTGCTTAATATTGCTCATGAACAAATATACGCTAATACTGATCCTGTTACACTATATACTTTGGTTGACGGTGATTTCATTACTTGCGACGAGGATCGTTTCACAGTAGATACATATGTCTATGATTATTATGAATATGTAGATATTCCTACAGTTTCTGTCGATAGCGAAACTATCAGAGTAGACAGTATATCAAAGACCTCTGATTTCATTGTTATTTCTGTGGATAGAGATTTGAATTCTAATGGTGAAATTTATGTTCATTTGACTGCAGACAGTAATTCTAGATTCGTAACTTCGGATATTATTGCTTATTAAAAGGGGACAAATTTATGGGTACATATCAAGAAATTGATGTTGGAACGACAGCTAATGATGGTACTGGCGATCCACTAAGAGTGGCTATGATTAAGGTTAATGAAAGTTTAGCCAATGCTTTCAGTAATCCTACAGTCACTAGTTGGGTAACAGTTGGAAATACAACTTCAAATGTTATCATCACTTCAAATTCAACAGCAGCGCCAAGCGTTCAGGTTGCTAATGCTACTAATTCTTCCAAATCAGTAGTAAACACCTATACTATTCAAGTTTCAAATAATACATATACTGCTAATCTGACAGCTGCGCAGCTTACTATTGGTAATACTTCTTCTGGCGCTTTTGGTGCAATTGTAAATAATTCTGTTATTTCTGTCGGTAATGCTACATCTAACGTATTTGCCAATGGAACTAATTTTTCAGTTGCTAATAACACGCAAGGCTCCGTTATTATTCATCCAAACAGAATTCTTGTAGGCGCAAACGTTTCTGTCAATAACATTGCTGCTTTTTTTGGCAATACCTCAGCAAATTTGGTAATGGATTACAGTGTTGTTCGTGTTGCCAATGGCACTTCTGGTATGGCAAACGTTGAACCTGGCAAAATCAGTGTAGGCGCTAATGTTACCATTAACACAACAATGGCTACTGTACCTTCGGCAAATGTAACTTCAAATACTGGATTTACTTTGGGTTCTTCAACATCAGCAGCTATTGGTTATACATATCTTCCTAATGGCCTTAAGATGGTTTGGGGATGGGTATTGGCTAATACTACTGCTGGAAATGCAAGTTTTGCTGACGTTTTCAGCACAGCTGTTTATTCAGTTACTGCAACAGGTAATACTGCTGATTATGTATATGTTACAGCAAGAACAGTTTCCAATGTAAACATTAGAACTTCTAACACTACTGGAACAAACGTATCTTATATTGCTATTGGTAAGTAAGGGTTAATAAATGGGTAAGTTACTGCCGGCATACAAAAAAGCTATCATTGATGAGATGAAAGATAATATGCTATCGGGCACAAGCGATTATTACGCTTTTGCCGCCGATCCTGTTGCTAGTCTTACTGTTCCCGCACTAGCAAATGACGATTATGATACAAATTATCCTGTTTGGTCAATGCTTTTTGGTAAACGACTTACCTACAATGATGTTGTATTGGTAATTGATAATAAACAATGGGAATATGGAAAAGTTTTTGACGAGTATGATAACACTTCAGATACAGTGCATTCTAACAGCAATTTTTATACTGTTTGTATTCCTGGTATTGTTGGTGGTAATTATCTAATATATAAATGCATAGATAATGCCAATGGATCCCCTTCAACAATTGATCCTAGTACTATTGGTGATCCTCAAGGTAAACTATCATTTCAAACATCAGATGGTTATGTTTGGCGCTATGTTTACTCAGTTTCTTCTGCAAATTATGATAAGTTTGCAACACACGATTATATTCCGGTTTATACAGATCAAAACATATTTGCTACTGCATCAAGTTATTCGGGCGTAGAAGTTGTAGTGTTAACTAATCCAGGATCTGGTTACGACGCTCATCATGATGGTGTCGTAGAAGCTGTATTAAATAGTACTATGATTCAGATTTCTTCAAACGCATCATCTCTTAATGAGTTTTATACTAATAACGGAATTTATATTTACAATACATTTGAAACCACTTCTCAGTTAACATATGTTAAACAATATATTTCTAACACTACTGGTAATTTCGTAAGAGTGCAAGACGAAGGAATTGACCCTGATAATATAATCGAAGGTGAAACTCAGTATAAAATTAGCCCAAGAGTAGTTTTTAATACAGACGCTGATTTGGGAGCTAGACCAAAAGCTTATACTACGATTAACCCTTATCAGAATTCTATTGGTAGTATAGTTATGCTTGATATTGGCACTGGTATTACAAGAGCCGAAGTTTCTATCCAAAGTAACACTCTTTGGGGTTCTGGTGCTACTGCTTATGCTATTGTTCCTCCTCCAGGAGGCCATGGAAGCGACCCAACATCAGAATTAGACGCTAAAGGGTTTTGTGTTGCTTTTAGATTCTCTAATAATGAATTATCAACAATACCCGACAATATCAAATATTCTAAAATTGGATTGTTGAAAAATCCCTACGCTATGGATACGAATTTCGAAAAAAGCGAAAACAGATACCAATCTAATACTTTTAATCAACTTTTGAAGTTTGACATTAACAATATATTTTATACTTTTGATGTTGAAGATATTATCTATGGTGAGAGTTCTGGCGCTAAAGGAATCATTACATTTGTCAACAGTACAGCGATGTATGTTGCTGGAGATAGAAGCTTCGAAGACGGCGAGAGAATTACTTATGAAGATGGTACACCTACCCTCAATATAACTATAAGTTCAGAGGGCGCTATTTACACCAAAGACATTAGCCCTCTTTATGTTCAGAATATAAATACAGTTGAAAGATCAAACACGCAGACTGAATCATTCAAGTTGATTGTAGAATTTTAAGTAGGATTAGAAAATGCCAATAAACACAAATTTTAACGTCAACCCTTACTTTGACGATTATGATGAAAATAAAAATTATTATAAAGTCCTTTTTAGACCTTCTTCAGCTATTCAAGCACGCGAACTTAATCAAATGCAGACTATTCTGCAGAAACAAATTGATAGGTTTGGTCAGCATGTATTTAAGAATGGAGCTATAGTATTAGATGGTTCTTTTGACTACGAACATCTAATAGACACCGTAAAGGTGGCTTCGTTAACTCAAGATCTAGAATCATCATATTTTGTTGGAAAAATTGTTACTGGATCTGTTTCCGGCGTCGAAGCTTACATAAAACACGTAGACTATGATTTCGATAATAATGTTTATGTATTTTTCGTTAGATATACAAAATCAGGCACAGATACTAATTTCTTTCTGACGGACGAAATTGTTACTGACAATAGCAATCCTAATAATTTCTTTAAAACTGTAGAAGAAGATTGCAACTCAGTAGGAACTATCTTTAGCATTTCACAAGGCGTAATGTTCTCGAAAGGATTTTTTGCAGCCTTTCCTGCACAAACAGCAGCGCTTTCTTTTTATACTACAACTCCTTCTGTTATAGTAGGATTTAAGGTTGTAGAATCAGTTGTAACAGATTTACAAGATCCATCTTTATTGGATAATGCACTGGGATCTCCTAATGAAAACGCTCCAGGAGCTCATAGATTTGCAGTAGATCCTGTTCTTACGGTTGAAGATTATGATGCAGAAATAACCGATCCTGACTTCTCAATTCTTTGTGTTATTAAGAACGGCATTATTGAACAGTCTAAAGAAAGAACTGAATATGCGAGAATTTATGACGAATTCGCAAAAAGAACTTTCGACGAATCAGGCGATTATTATGTTTCTGGTTTTAACGCAAGAGTAAGAGAACATTTAAACGTAAACGAAAACGAAGGTTTGTTTTCGTTGTCCGAAGGTGGTGATTCTCAAAAACTAACTATTGACATTGATCCTGGTGTTGCTTACGTAAAAGGATATGAAGTTAATAAGCTAATCACACAACATATTATTACTGATAAGGGTATAGAATACGAATCTGAGAATAGCGAAACTATTAATGCAAGAACAAGTGGATATTATCTAGTAAAAGAAGCATTAGGAACATTATCTCTAGATACTGGAACTTTAGTAAATCTTTATGATGCCGCTGAACAGAGAATCACAAATAAGACTACATTGGCAACAGCAAATACTGGCAGATTAATTGGTACTGCCAGAGTTAAATATTTTGCATATGATTCCGGAATACAGGGTTCGGCAAATGGTTCGTATAGATTATATCTATATGATACACAGCTTTCAAATGGCAATATTACAAATCTTAGATCAGTAGGTATTAATTCTACGTTTTTTGCTGATGTTCAATTAAAT